GCAGACGAACCTTTGTAACCGATTGTTACATAGTTACCTGTGGTGTATGGGTCGATGTAAACACGCAGACGACCATTCAGTACACCGGCGAATGTTGCGCCTGTGTCGTCGATTTGGAGGTTGTTAGAGTTAAGGGCAGGAGCATAGTCCAGAACACCGGCCATTTGCAGAGCAGACGCAACGTCTGATGAGCAAAGAACGATGTTACCTTTACCTCTACGGGTTTCTTTAGCAATTTGGTTAGCTTCACGCTCAAGTTGGAACATCAGGCCCTTGAACTTTTCAACTGACCAACGGCCGTTTGAATCGGTGTCGAGGTCAAATGTACCAGCTGTTGTTGTATCAACTTGGCAACCTTGTTTAGCAACAACGTTGATTGTACGAACAACTTCACGGTTGATTTCAGCAAGGATCTCTGAAGAAAGAATGTTTGACAGCTCTTGCTCAGCGTCCAGACCATGAACTGCTTTCAGGTCTTGAGCAAGTTCCATTGTGTACTCAGCTTTTAGAGCACGTGACTTAGCTGTAACAGACACTTTCTCGATTGAGAAGGCCATTTCTGGGAATACCAGAGTGGAGTTGGAACCAAGGTATTCAGCAGTTGCTGTAGACATACCTGAACCGTAGTTGTAAGTATTGTCCCATGAAGAACCAGGTACTGTACCTTTGTGTTCGTTACCTTGTGTATTAGCAGTACCCTGCTTAGCAGAGAATGCTGTGTTAACTTCGTTGTAGAAGGTTTCTGTGCCAGCTTGATTGCTGTAACGTGCGCGCATTGCGAAGATCAGACCAGTTGGGCCTGTCATTGGCTGAACACCTAGCAGATCGTAAGCGATCAGGTTAGGCATAGAACGGCGAACTAGCGAAATCAGAACTGGATCGAAAATGTCGATCGAACCATCACCAGCTGCGGATGATGAACCACCCATAGCGTTAACTGGCTGGCCTGCTTCAAACAGACGCTGGCTGCCGCTGGCAATACCTGAAGCCTCGCGCAGAGCACGCTCAGTATTTTCTAATACTGTGGCAGTGACCATACGCTTATGAGGATCCGTAATCTTTGCTAGATCAGGATGCTCAAGGATTGGGCCCCATTTTTTTTGAATTTCTTCATTTAAGTACATTTGTGAGTCTCCCTTGGTTTAAATATTTGGGCTTTACTATTTATAAAAGTTATTTCTTAGCGGTGCGTGAGATAGCAGCCATATAGCTTGCAACTACTGGATCAGTGATCTTTGGTTGTGCTGTTTCTGTAGGCTCTTCAGCTGAATCTACTTCTGATTCAACGAGGTCCTTGACAACTTTCTTATCAGCGAAGTAGTTCTCTTTAACGATTTCTAGCTTACGCTTATAAGTCTCTTCATCTGTATAATCCACGCCTTCAGCTAGAGCAGCGAACTTCTCTACCTGTGTTGCAGCCAGACCTTCAGATACTTCTGAGAAAATAGCTTGCTTGGTGTGCTCAGCAACTACTTTCTTCATTTGAATATTGCTTTCGATAGATTCGTTAAGCTTGGTCTCTAATTCTTCGACCTTGGCAGCTAATGTGCCTAGGACATCCAGTTTGTCTTCGGGGATGTCGATGTAGCTCTCAACGAATAATTTTTTCATACCTTCGATGAATTCTTCAACGATTTCGGTACGTAGTGAATTGTCGATAGCAATTTCGTTCTCTTCTAACCACTCTTGCACGACATAGTCCATGTACTCGTCGATACGCTTATCAACTTCGGACATGAACTCAGTAATTTCTTCTGATAGTTTTTGCTCGTACTGCTCTGTTAAAGCAGACTCAATCTCTGTAACTCTAGCTTGTACGGCAGCTTCAAAAATTGTAGTAGCTTTTTCTCTGAATTCTTCAGTGATTTCTTCGCCTGCAAACATTGCATCGATGTCTTCTTTAACACCGCCTGTTGCAACGGAAGCTTTGTTCTTTGCAGAATTGTCACCTGTTGGCTTGGTGTTGTTTTCTGTAGAAGTATCTTCAACACCAGGGTTATTTGGGTCCTGAATCTTCTGCATTGGCTCGCCCTGATTCTTAGAATTAGGAAGAGTTGCTCTCACGCCAGTAGGATCGGCGGCTTGAGCCGTACCGGTTTGACCGCCACCGGTAGTAATTTTCTCTTGTAAATCCTGTTCTTTTTTCAGCATTTTAAAACTCCTTAATAACTGTTCTAATTATTTATATTTTTACTTACTCGATAGATGGTTCATGAAGCTTTCAAAAACGCGAATCTTTACTTCTTCTAGATTACGTTTAGAAGCTCTCTGGATTTCTCTTTTCATTTCTTCAATTTTTTGAGCTTTAAGAATGCCATTTTCCCACACCCACTCTACACCCTCCATAATACCACGTACAAAAGCATCAGGGGCAGAAGGATCAGCAACAATGTCTGCTGCTGTGGAAAGATAGAAGTCACCTTGTACTTCGTTAACACCCTCTTTGTTCATTTTTAATGAACCCATACCACGAGAAGAAACGTCAATTTTGGCTTGTTCATCTAAGAGATTCTTTACAATGTTACCATAAGGAGTATCGAGAATTTTAGCTTTGCCATAGACGTCATCACCTTCCATTTTTAACACTTTGGTGAGGTGAGATACTCTCTCTAAATTAATTTGTGGACCAGCTGGGTGGCCCAGTTCACCGAACGCTCTGTTCTGCTCAACAAATTCTTTGTTGTAACGATCAACTTCTTTTTCCATGATCGCTTTTGGATAAACACGACCGTTGCGGTTTTGTTTATTTGATTGCATAAAAACGCCTTCGATGAAATAGTCTTTTTTACCAGACTCTTTCTCTTCGACAAGCACTTTTACTTCTTCAGTTAATTCGGTAAATAGTTTCATGTTAGTATTTTCCTACTGATGTAGCAGCTACACCGGAAGCAGCGTTCGATTCAAGCGTATCAGTTGGACTCTTTAAAACAAATTCATTACAAAAATTGGATGAATCTTTTCCTAGTGTAAATGTGCCAATAATAGCATTGGATGAATTTCTTTGAGTGATAAGAACTGGGCCAGTGTTGTTGTTAACCACACGTACCAGTTTAGCAGACGACACTGTATTAGGTGTGCTGTCTAGAGTAATTTCTTGCGAGAGGACCTTGATTGGATCAGCCATTTTGCTCCTCGTTCTCTTCTACCAACTGCTCAAGGAACGATTCTAATTCGCCTGACTCAACAATGCTAATCAGTTCAGCTTTTTCTTCGTCGTCACAGTCGGCGTACAGTTCAAGAAGAATAGATGTTAGATCGTCTTCTTGTTCTTCAGAAAGACTTTCAATCTCTGTTTCTTCTCTTACTGTCTCTACTGCTATTGGCTTGGCATACTCGCCTTGTTCAAGCACTCTGTCGTGAATGTCTTGCAGCGAGCGATTGATGTCTTTAATAGTTCCAACGTGGCCCCAATGAGCTTTGTTTTTGTTAGCAGTGACACTGTCTTGATGTTTTTTAAGACCCTGTCCAATTTTCTTTAAAAGTGTAGCAGCATCACCTTGGTACTTTTGATACTGGGCGTGGGCAACTTCACTCTCTTCTAGTTCTGTTTCTTCGTAGACTTTTTCGTCTTCGTTAGCAGCGTTACCGTGACGTTCTTTTTTACGATCAACAGTCTTTACATTTGAAGCATTGAATACATCATCGCCGTTACCGTTGGCATCTTCTGTTTTAGAAACAACGTGCTTGTCGATGAATTTTTGCTCGTCCTTTGATTTAGGACGATAAACTTCTAGCATTTGTTTAAGCGTCTTCGCCATTTTGCTCTTCCTCTGTTGATGCGCTGTCTTCAGCTGTCACACCTTCTTGAGAGTTGTCTACTTCGGTGTTGAAAATGGACTTAGCCATTTCCATCTTTCTGCTTTCGATAGCATTATACACTTTGTCTGCAATAACGCTGTCGAAAGCAGCCTTGAATGATACGGGCTCGCTTTTAATCGCTGCGTTAATTAAATCCTGTACATCTAGAGTTGCTGCGTCTGACATGATTTCTCCTAATTATATGACATATTTATGGTTGCTGAGATTGCTGTATAGGAACCTCTTGTGGTGGAAGCTCTGGCTGTGGAGCGTTGGGGTCCACAGGTTGCTGATACTGCGGCATATCCGCTTCAGCCTCCATCTGGGCATCCAGCTCTTCCATATCATCATCAGTTTGTCTAAGAATGTTTTTTCTAATCCATTCATGCGAGTAATACTTGCCAGCGAAAAAGTCTACATCTTTTAGAATTGCAATTCGCTCTTTCATAATGTCAATTTCTTTAAGTTCGGCAAAGAAATTGTCCTCAGTAAAATCAAAACGGATGTACTGATTGAATTCTTTCCAATCATCCACCGTAATAATGCCTTTTAGCACCAATTGTTTTTCTAGAGTCTTAAGGAACAACTGGGAAAATTTGTTTCTCAAACGAGAGATAAACTTGGCGAATTTAACCTCATCGCGAGTAATCTCTGTTGAGCGACCCATGTTAAATCCATTGTCAGGATTTGTACGAGAGAAAGGAATGCTTAAAGAATCATACAAGCACTGTTTGAAGTATTCTACCTCATTCATTTCCCCGGAAAGCTGTCCTGGTGGCAGTGTAGAGATTTCTGTTCCTCTGTTACCCTCTCTTCTGGGCAACCAGTAGTCTTCTAACATGGTCATGAACTTTCGATCGTCTCTAATTTCACCAGTAGAGGCGTCGTACACCACTCTGTTCTTGTGGCGAGTCATCATGTCTTTCAGGTACTGCTCGGCCTTCATCTTAGGCAAGTTACCCACATCAATGTAAAATATTCTTCTTTCAGGAGCACGAGACACTTTGTAAATCACAGTAGCGTCTTCTAATGTTCTTAACTGATTGAGAGGTTTGATTGCTTTGTGTAGGTAGGATAAAACTAATGTGTTGTTTACATCCATCAGGCCGGATGTAGCGTGAATGATGCTGTCCTTGGCAATCTTTAAACCGGTAGCACCGTAGCTAAAGCTGCTATTGATAGCGTTGGGGACACCTTGTCCAAAGCCCTTTTCGTTATACACATAATATTCTCTACGTGTGTTAACGAGAGTGGCCTGGGTCTGTTGATCTTTTCTCTTTTTAACTTCACGAATTTTTCTAATCTTGCGAGGATCAACGTATCTAATTTCTTTAATACCAGCTCTTAAATCTGTCTCATCAATAATAATGTGGTAGTAGAGTCTTCCGTCTACATACCAACGTCTGAAAATATCGTAAGCCTGGTTTTTAAAATTGTAGAGTTTGAGAATTGCTTCAAACTCATCTTTGATTAACTTTTTGATTCTATCTGGTTGTTGTAAATCATCCAGATTGATATCAACAGTTTTTTGTTTTGGATCAGTGATGATTGCTTCGTTACAAATATCGTCAATTGCCTTATCCACTTCGGGATGTTGAGCCATGGATCTGTATTTGTTAACTAGTTCGGCTTCTGATTTAGCCGAGCCTTCCAAATCAACGTACGTACCATACATACCGCCCGCAGCAACAACAACAGCCCCGTCGTCGTACTGCTCCGGGGCGAATGATTTTTCGTTCTTTATTTGCTGTTGTTCTTCAGCTGGTTTGCGGCGTATCTCAAAGCCGAACATATCCATGCTATACTCTCCAATAGCTGCTGTTATTAACGTTGTTAACTCTGTACGCTATAGTACCATAGTGAACGTTTTCTTTACTAGCAGCTTCTTTTAGTGACGTAAAAACTCCAAACGGTGTGTGTATGTAGCCATTAAAAGCATTATTTTTTTCACCACGTTGGTTAACGTTAGGTCTTTTACCGCGCATTTTCAATTTTGTTTCTTCACTTTTTGGTTTTTTCATTAATATGATAGTATTTTCGTTATGTTTTTTACCCCACATGCCGTTTTTTTGACCTTTATGAGTCGATAATTCTAGGGGTATTGCCTTACCATTTGCTTTATTAAGAAATTTATTACTTTCAGCAGCATTTATTCTTTTAAGAACTTTTTCTTCCCATGCTCTTGCTGCATCAGCTGAAAAGAAAGTTCTTC